ATGGCGCGGAATAAATCAGCATCGGATCGCATCACTCAGCGGGATGGAATCTATTATTACGTTCGCCGCGTGCCGACCGCGTTGGCGCGTCTTGATGAGCGCGGTATCGTGCGGGTGAGTTTACGCACCGACAATTGGGCCGCCGCCGTGAATGCTGCCGTCGATGCTGAGCGTAATCTTGAGGCGTTATGGGCGGCACTGGCCAAAGGTGAAAGCCAATCGGCTTGGGATCGATACAAGGCCGCGATTAGCCGGGCGCAGCTTGAAGGCTTTGTCTATCGCTCTGCTGCTGAGTTGTATGATGCCCCTCTGGTCGATCTGGTCAATCAGGCAAAGGCCGTGGTTGGGCGTGGAGCCGATAAGAGTGCGCGTCGGGCGTTGCTGGGTGCTGAAGCGCCGCCTGCCATCACGCTGGCAACTCTGTTTGAAGCCTATGAGCGGGCCACTGTTCCGGGGCAGGTTCAAAAGCGTGATGACCAAAAGCGGCGGTGGAAGGTTGCCCGCGAACAGGCGTGGAAGGAATTCATTGACTGCGTTGGTGGTGACATTGAGTTCGCCGATCTTTCGCGCACACATTCGCGCCAATATCGCGATTGGCTTGCTGCCCGTGTTGTGGGTAGCCATATCACTCCTGAGACGGCCAATAAGCACATGATGCTGGTCAGCAGTATCGTCTCAACGATGGCAACGGAATATAGCCTTGACCTGCCAGCGCTGTTTTCAAAGCTCAAGATGCAATCAATCCGCAGCCGCCGACCGTCCTTTACCCGTGAACATGTCGAATCTGTTTTGTTGGGGACAGGGGCGTTGTCCGGGCTGAATACAGCGGCGCGGATGGCTGTTTATCTTGCTGTTGAGACCGGGATGGGCGCTGAGGAATTATGCTCCTTGCGCGAAGAGGATATTCGCCTCAATGGCCCCGTGCCACATGTGCGCCTAACGCCGCGCACTGGCGCAGCCCTTAAAACCGAATTTCGTGAACGGACGATTCCGCTGGTTGGTGTCTCGCTGCTGGCGGCAAGGCAGGTTCCAAAGGGTCTTGAGCGCTACTTTGACAAGGCGGCGTCAATGTCCACCGCGATTAACAAGTATCTGCGGGCAAACGCACTGTTACCCACGGATAAGCACAGCCTTTATTCGCTGCGCCATAGTTTCCAAGATCGTTTGAATGAGCAGAAGGCCCCGGAGCGGATGCAGGCCGATTTGATGGGCCATGCCTTTAGCCGTGAGACCTATGGCGATGGGCATCCGATTGCTCAAGTGCAGGAAGTTCTCGCAGCCATGGCCTACCGGTTCGACCCGGCTGCGATTGATTTGGGCTGACGTGCAACAAGCATCAGTGCGCGGCTTATTGTGTCGCGGCGGTTTTCGCGGGCGGTAATTTCATTGTCCAGCCGGTCAAAGAGCGGCGCATATGTTGCCGCTTCATCCATTTCACCTTCCGCCTCACAAGCAGCGATAGCCTCGGCCACGCCCTGCCTTGCCAGATAAAGGTCTTCCAAGCTGACGGCCATAGTTAAGCACCGCCCCGCTCTTTGGTTTCCTCGTTCAAGAGGTGTGCGGCGACTTTTGAGCCGCTCTGGCATGGCGCAGCGGCAATGATTTTATCATCCTCTACGGCAAAGATAGCGTTGCAGATAAATGTTGACCGCGTCTTGCCGTCAAAATCACCACGGCCAATATTATCCCTGCCGCATACAGGGCAGCGTGACAGGCTCCACAGCTTTTTGTTTTGAGCTAAGGTCATGCCTCACCTCCTTTTTCAGCAAAGCGGCGGTGCGCGTCGATTGCGATGTTGCTGATGTTGGCGGCTATAACGGTGGCCTTCTCAGCGGCGTCGGTTTGGCTGCCCGTATTGTGGAAAATCAGAGTGCCAAGGACGCTGGAAAGCGCATGAACAGCGGTTTCAGGGTTTTCATCTTCGACAAACTCCATGATCTGGTGCGCGAGTTCTTCAGCGTGTTCGCGGATTTGTTCGTTTGTCATGTGCGGCACTCCGGGAATCCATTGTGTTCGACGCCGTCCAGCAAGCGACCGGATTTGCGTTTACCAAGCTTCCGACACGCTTGTTCGGCCGTCGCCGTTCCATTTGCGACTGCGCGTTGATCTAACCCGGACCAAGGCAAGCCAGTCGGCATTAAATCAGATCCAAAAGCAGGGCCAAACTCGCCCCATTGCTTAAACAGGAGCGGCACGCCTGCGGCTGCGCATTGATCGCGCAACGATCTGGCCCAATCTGGATGCATGGGGCGGGCGTTTGGGCCGCTTTCGCCACCGACAACGACCCAATCCAGAGCGGGAAGGGCGCTAAATCCCAAAGGGTCAGCTTCCATTGGCTTGGTTGCAGCTTCGTCTGAAAACCATCCCATTGTTCCAGGTGAAAGCGCGTCTATCCAATACGGCCCAAAGCCTCCATTGGGTTGGTTTATTTGCCTCAAATCAATTGACCCCAACAATGGCTCGGCGCTGACCCACCTGACGGCGGCTCGCGTGTCGAGCAAAATCGGAATTCGCTCCTCTGCGCGGCGCTGATCCTCGACGGATACGCCAAGCCAGACGTTTGGCTGCGGCCAATTTGAAAGGTTAATTTCTATCCCTTTGGGATATTTTCTCGACGGGCTATGAGTAACCTTTAGAGGGTAATCAATGGCCATATTCATGGATAGAGCCATGCGTCCAGCTTTGGACGTGATGCGATAGTGAGTTTCGTGCCCCATCAAATATTCCCGCATCCGCTCCGGCCTCTTGGTCAAGACCTGAAACGTGTGCTGCGGTGCCAGCGCCATGACTGCAAAGATTTTTTCAATCCATTCATCCGGCACGGACTCATGAAACAGGTCGGCGTGGGCACACACAAAAACCATGCGCGGTTTTGACCATTGCAGGGGCTGTGTAAGCCATTGCTCGTTAAACCGCACCTGACCATTCCAGACCGGCCCGGCCTTGCTGGGCGTAGTCAGGCCTGCACGGCTTGGCTCGTTTTTCATGCGGGTGCCTGCCAGCTTCATGGCGTAGCAGTTGGTGCAGCCCGGAGAGATGACGGAGCAACCCGTGATCGGGTTCCATGTGGCGTCGGACCATTCGATTTTGGTTTTGTCAGCCATCACGCACCTGCCTTTTTTGGCTTGTTCTCATCTGGCAAAATCCCGAGTTTTCGCAGGTCGTAACCACCTGTAGATTTGAACGTGATTGATCCATCACGACTGCGTTTAATAGTAACGGTCTGATTTTTGGGCTTTTTTGCCATCACGCACCCGCCCGATCAAGCCGCTCTATTTCAGCCAGAATAAGCGCTCCAGCTTTAACGAGGTCGCGGCGGCGGTTGGTGGGTTTAAATGATGATGGATTCCATGGCCAATCGGTAGGAGGCATTCCGGGCGCGTGTATAGCGCGGGCATCGTCAGTCCGGGTTGAATGATTTGCGTAGGATGCTGCCGCCTTGGCTAAACTGCCATTTTTAATCTTATCATCCCAATCTGAGGTATAATTCCTCTCGCTGATCTGCCGGAGTCTTTCGGCTATCACGTCGCGGGCGGCGGTTGTGTCTTGTGCATTCATCGTCTCAGCCTCGCAGCTTATCGCTGGCCAACTCGCCAGCGGTGGTTAAGGTCAATGGATTTAAGCCGCCGCGATCTTTCACCAGTTCGTGGCCGATCAGGGCTTTGATGGTTCCGCTTGTGGCTTTGTGGTTTCCCACGCGCCAGCCGCGCCGTTCGCGTTTGCTAAATCGGTAAAACCGAATAGCGAGCAACGCTTGGCTCTGTGCCGTGGTCAGCGTTGCCTTGGGGTCAATCACGGCGGGGTTGCTGGCGAGTGGGATCATCTTGGCTTGTCCTTATGCAGCGCCTTCTGGCGCACCCTCGAACACTGGCAACCCTGTGGCGCTTTCAACGGTTTCCAGATCCTTCTTGACCTGATCGCGCAGCGCAATGTCTGGCCGGTAGAGCTGATAAGACCATTGGATGTCACCGCCACGCACACGATAGCGCAGTCGGGCAGGGATGCGCACAGGTGTGCCATCGACCCATGCCGCAACAGAGAGCATAAACAGGCCGGGAATGCTGATTGGCTGACCGTGGCGGTCGCTGTGGGTTTCTTCAAACACCAATGAGCGTTCGCCCGATGCCAGGCGAATATTCTGCTTCACCTTGCCGCCCACTGAAATTTCCAGATCGCGGGATAGCTCAATCAGATGCGACGGCTCTGCGAAGCGTTCCTTGAACAGGTCTTCGTAAAGCAGCCGCTCATCATCGTCGGCGCTTGCCAGCTCGGCGCAATGTTCTTCCAGCCATTCCGCGAATTCAGCCTGCTCGAACGGCTTTGCGTCCTTATCCAGCCACGCCTTCATTTCCGGGGTGATCGGGAAGGAATAGCGAATGCGGTGGTCTTTGTGACCTGCCACCTTGTCCGTGGTGTCGTAGTTGACCACGGCTGTCAGTTTCAGGTTGGGATAGGTGGTTGACGCGAACACTGCTGTTTCGGTGCCCGATGCATGACGCAAAAGCAAATCGATAAAGCTTTCCAGTGTCGTTGCAACGGCTTCGCCACTGCGGCGCTTTGGGCCTTGGCGATAAGCTTCAATCTGGGTTTTGAGATCGACGATCTTGCCGCTCTTGGCGTCAATTGCCAGCAAGACATTCTCTGGCAAGCCATCACCAAGGCCCTTGGTGTCAACGACCTGAAACGTGACGGCATTTGCAGCCTTTGCCATTTCGGCAATGCGTTCAATGCCGTCAGCGCCGTCTGGAATGATTGAGGTGGGGTTTAAGTTTGTTGCGTCCACGGTTTGCTCCTTTGCTGGTCCGTTCGGGAAACCGCAAGCACGGAGACTTGCGGAAACCGGAGCGGATCAAGCGCTGGCGCGGGTCGGGCGATTGGGGAACCTCTTGCCGTCAGCATGAGTGAAGCGCCACTCATCTACTTTGCGCTCCAGCTCTTCAATGCGCTGTTCGTCGAGGTCGTCGTAGTAAGTGTCGGCGAGACGGGCGACGAGGCGATGCAGTCGTTCTCCGGGGCGGAGACGATGCTCTTTCTGGAGATATTCGTCGCTGACTGGTTTCAGATTGTCGCTCATATCTAAAATCCTTAAGAGGGGGCTGGCTTGCGGGTTTCGGTGCGGATCAAGCTTTGAAATTTTGTGATGTCTCTCCATCCGTCACGCCAGTTTAAGAACCGAGTTACCTTGGGTTGACGTCCACCAATGCTTTGAGAGGATTACGCGCTGGCGCGGGTGGTGACGGCATTGGGGCCACCAAACATGTCGCGCTGGCGCGGGTGTTCGGTGCTGATTTCCGAATCGTCCGTGAGGAAGAACACTGTTGAGCGGCGTGGCTGCTTCGGTGTCTTGGTGGAAATGTCAGCGTCAAACTCGATGCGACCGTCTTGAACGGTAAAGTCGAGCTTGAGCGTCACACTGCCCTTGGCCTTGGCTTTCGGGTTATCACCAATCAGGTCTTGCAGTTTGACGATGGTGTCTTTGATGTTCTCGGCAAAATCCTTGTGGAGTTGGCCCTGTTCAAGGGAGCCAATAAGAGTGCCGGGGTCACGAATAATTGCCATGATGTGCCTCGTTAGATGGGCAAAGGTTTCTGGGCGGGCGCGGTTTTGGCGGGCTTTTGCGGCCTTGGCTGCGCGGTTTTTTCTGCAGTCGGCATCCAACGGTCGATGCGACGGCAGAATTCGTCGGCGGCGTCGGGCCATGTCCAAACAGACAAGCGGCCTGTGAGCCGGATGGGTAAAATATCGGCCTGCCGGTGGCGATTGCGGCCAAACAGATGCCGCAACTCGGTTTCCTCCATGCGCTTATCCATGAGCGCAATGGCATCGGCGGCGGGGCCAACAGGCAGTCGCAAGCCAGCGCTGGCAAAAATGGCTGCTGTCAGCCGCTTTTGCAGCCGGGGCAGGTCGTAGGTGGTGGAAATCAACCGTCCTAGCGGGGCAGATACCGGGCCGGTGTAAGCCTGCCATGCTTCGTGCAGCAGATATTGTGCTGCCAGCGTGACGTTTCCGGTTTCGCGGAAAATGGCATCGGCACCAATCACGCAGCGTTGCGCCAGCGAATAAGTGCCAGAGCGCACATGACCTGCATGGCACGCCTGCCGCGCCAAAGCCTCGGCCACATCCACCCGCAGATTCACGTCGCGGGGCTTTGGATTGGTCAGATCAAATGTGATGCCCGTGCCTGTCAGCGCTTTTGCGTCAAGTTGCATCTTTGCTCCGTCACTGTTTGTTTATGGCGCACAAATCCATTGCGGCTGGTGGGGCCAGCCGTTGAAAAGTTGCAATAAACATGGTTTGTATTCGGTCTGGTTGTGCGGCCTCAAAGCCGGGGGCTGCTATGAAATCAGACGCTTATCAGCGATACCGCGCAACTCTGATTGTCTGCGCAAAACATTCCAAGGAGGGTGGGGCTAAGCAACAACCAGATAACGAGGCTTAAATTCAGCGTAGCCGGAAAACAGATCGCCTGAAGACAGATCGCCGGTTTTGAGCAAGCCATGACGGTGAAAATAGCCACCATTGCCCCACAACCTTTCGTTCTCCCGTAAACCCGAAAACATTTGAGAATCATCATGACTGACAACACCACCGCCATTCTCAGCAGCCTCATTGCCCGTCAAACCGCCATGGAGGTCATTCTGACAAACTTCATGGTCGGCATGTCCCGTCGGCTGGATACCGACTCCAGACTGATCAATCAGGTGATGATTGCCTCTGAAGACATGCTGCTTGCCGCCAAGCGAAAAGCCAGCCCGCAAGATGCCGACATTGCGGCGGAAACGCTCGCTTATTTTCAGGATTATTCCGCCCGATTGATCGTGGCGATGACCCCGAAAGGCACTGAAAACTGACGTCATATCAAAATCCTCATTTTACGGTTTCTTCCTCGTGGTGAGCGATTCATAAATAACAAGGTACATATACCGCGTCAATCCACAAAGTGGTATTTATACCGCTTGTTGAGCGTCTTTTTCTATTCTACCGGTTAGTGTGGGGCGGAATTTCAGAGTTGTATTCATTTTTGAGTGCTGGGAAGCCCTGTGACGCTGGGCTGGATATTGTGTATTGGTTGGGGGCACAGAATGAAATATGGCATAGATAGCGCCACCATGGTTGATGTGGCGCGTGTATTCTTGGATAAAGAGAACCCAAGGCATGAGCCCTTTGAGGATCAAGACGAAGCAATTTCTTACCTATGTGAACATGAGTATGTTCTTCCAATCGCTAGAGACATAGCGGAGCATGGTTTAAATCCTCTTGAACTGTTTGCTCTTTTGCGAGGCGCGAATAGTACGTTTATCGCTGCGGAGGGCAATCGTAGGCTGTGCGCAATTAAGCTTCTAAATGACCCAGACTTAGCACCCGCTAATCTTCGCAATGAGTTTGTTAAAGCAGCGAAGGATTGGAAGGAAGTAACTGAAATATTTGCTGTCGTTTTCAAAGATCGCAATGAAGTTCGACTTTGGTTGGATAGAATACACGCCGGTCACCTTGATGGGCGTGGGCGACGGCAGTGGAAAGCCGAGCAGAAAGCTCGTAATAGTGGCTATACAAAAAATAGCTTGGCATTGGCGATCTTGGATTCTGCGCAGCGACGGTCCTTAATTTCGGATGAAGGGCGTGAAGGTAGGCTTTCTACCGTTCAAAGATATGTAGGTAATCCGATCTTCAGGGACGCGCTAGGTCTTGAATCTGGGGTGGACGGTGAACCCACAACGGACCTATCTGAAAACGACTTCTCAAAGCTGTTTAGACAGTTCATTAAAGACGTGGCGGAGAAGAAGATCACAACACGCGACAATGCCGAGAAGATCAAAGCATATTCTCATAGCCTTCGAAGCATAGAAAACCTTGACGGGTTGCGTGTAGATCGTAGCAGCATCGAACCTCAAAAGACAAAGGCGTCATCATCCCAGCTCAATAAACCAGTAAAGCCAGCGCATCCAACCAAGATTGCTCCAAGTGACGAGTTGCAAGCAGCTTTGAAAGAAATTCCAAGCTATAAGTTAGAACAGCTATATTTTTCCATCTGTTCTCTAAGTCTTAGTAGTCATACGCCTCTTCTTACGATTGGTGCTTGGTCCTTTCTTGAGACACTCACAGCTATATGCGGGCGAAATCCAGCAACTGATTTCTACTCACACCTCTCTGGACAAAATTTGGAGAGCCTCGGCTTAGGCGCAAAGAGGGAAACAGCATCGATACGTGAGGCCGTGAAGCGTATCGCAGAGCTTGGCAATTCGACAAAGCACAATAAAACTTCTGGCTCATTCAATGGAGTTCAGCTCTCTAATGATTTCGAAACAATGGAAAAAATGCTCGTCGCCTTGGCAAAAAGTGCCAAAGGAAAAACTTCATGAAGAAAGCTCTGGCCGTCAAATGTCTCCACTGCTAAAAGTTCTTTAGGCGTACTGGTTTAAGGGACTTTCATATGTCAAGAACATGCTCACCTCTGCGTTATCCTGGAGGGAAATCTTGTTTGAAACCGATCTTGAGTAAGATTTTCAAAGCGAATAAATTGCAACAATATCATTACGCAGAACCGTATGCAGGCGGCTGTGGTCTTGCGCTTTCACTTCTTTTTAGCGGTTATGTCAGCGACATTCACGTAAATGACATCGATCCGTCGATATGGAGTTTTTGGTATTCGGTTCTTAACCACACAGAAGAGTTGGTCCGTTTGGTCGAATTTACTGATGTTTCGGTCCAAGAATGGCATAGACAGAAAGCAATCCAGATTGTGGAGGATCTCGGAGATCCGTTAGCATTGGGATTTTCTGCTTTCTTTCTAAATCGAACTAATCGTTCGGGTATAATAACTGGTGCTGGCGTAATTGGGGGCCTTCAGCAAGTTGGAAATTACAAAATTGATTGCCGTTTCAATAAGGATGATTTGATCCGACGTATTCGTAGGATTAGCAAATATCGCTCTCGGATTCATCTTACTCGAAAAGATGCTGTTGAATTTATGGGCCAAAGCCAATCGATGTCAGAAGATACGTTTTTTTGCATCGACCCACCTTATTTTAATAAAGGTTCCAGCCTGTATACTAGTTTTTACGTACCGGATGATCATGAGGTTGTTGCTGGCGCGGTGATGAAACTAACTCATCCTTGGGTAGTGACATATGATAATGCCGAACAGATTCGCGCACTTTATCGCCAGCGTCGTCAATTTATATTTGATATTAACTATTCGGTGCAGACTAAGCGAGTAGGAACGGAATTGTTGATTGCGTCAAAAGGGCTACGACTACCTTCCGAAATAACAGAGCGACAAGTGAATCGTGTTCAATATAGAGTTGCATAATTTATGAAATTGCAAACATCACTTAGTTGGCATCCGTATATTTGAAATTTATTATTAGCTGGAAATATCATTTTCGTGCTATGTGGCCGCAAATTCTCCCAATAATCAATAATCTAGATAATTCAACTTCGAACGTCTCTAGGGCGGGGTTGTCGGAGATGATTTTAACTGTTGTTGGATTGCTGAAAGGTATCCGCTGAAGCCGTTTGATTTGTGGTTCTGAATAGCCGTCACTGATGGCAAACACCGTGTCTGCAACAAGTTGATTTTGCGAAAGGTCGACCAAAACTCTATCCCCGGGCATGTAGGTGGGTTGCATGCTGTCACCAATCACCTCGAGGATGATGGTTTGATTCGGCTGGGCTTTCGCTTCATTTCGTAAGTAGTTGGTTGGTATCAACCATTCAGCCACCACGGCATGGGCAGATGCGGCTGAGTTCCCAAGAGGCAGGTTTATTATCGCGCCAATCGCTCCCTCGCCAGCGCCTAGTTTTGCGTCAAGTTCGGGTATCGCGCCGGGTGTCCGTGGTCGCCAATCGTCTCTTGAAAACCCATTTTCCTCACAGTCCATGCTGTCATGTTCCTGTTCGTCGGGGTCGAAGGTGCCCACCAAGGGTTTGGACGCATTTCCAGTTTCTATGTCGGACTTTCCGAGCAACCATTCTGCTGTTGTTTCTAATACGGGTGCCAACGCCTCAATTGAGTCAAGCCTTGGCAGGACATTTTTGTCGGCTCTGGACCAGTTCCTAATCATTCCCGGTTTTCCAAATGCTTTGATCTCGGCAGCGTTGCGCGTCATGTCCAGCACCTTGAGGCGTTGTTCAATGCGTTCAACCAGTCCGTGGCGGAAATTTTCGGTGTTTTGTTTCATGCCGGTATCTTTACCGTAACTACCGCACCATAAAAGCGGTACATGGACCGTTGACATATCGGTACATATACCGCATATTTTGCGTATGCAGACACTAACATCACTTCTCACCCTTGTTGACGCTTATTGCCAAGCCTCCGGCCTCGCCGAAGCGACGGTTTCCTCGCGTCTTTTTAATGACGGAAAGCGCTTGGGTGAGGTTCGCCGTGGTGCTGACATTGGTGTTCAGCGCGTTGAACGTGCCGTGCGCTGGCTTCATGAGCATTGGCCCGATGGGTTTCCGTGGCCCAATGGCATTTCTACACCAGACGATTGGGCACAATCGGAATTCTGCCGAGGCTCTCCTCCCACCTCGGCAGAAGCCGGGGCTTCGGAATCGTGAACGCGTTCGTGCTGTTCCTCCGAAGCCCCAGCCTCTTTGGCTTGTTTGGCGCAGGCAATCAGGGCTGCGCGGTAGCGTTCATAAGCGTTTGAATTCATAGCGGCCCCCCGGTTTTGAGGCCGCAATCTGCCACCCAGCACCACCTGCCGATAGGCAAAAGTTTCGAGGCTTTTTGCATGACCATGCCGCTTCCCGATTATACCGAATGGGTCAAAACGCTGACGCGGGCGCTGGTTGAGCAATGTGCGGCTCCCGGCCAGACAGGGCAGGAAAGGGCGGCGGCGCTTTTGGGGCGCGACCGTGGCACCATCTCGCGGTGGTGTTCCAGCACGCCGGAAAATGTCCGGCACATCATGCCGCTGCCAATGTTGATGCAGTTGGAACACATTACCCAGTGCCCCATTTTGGCCGATGCGCTGGCATCCATTACCTATCATAGCCTGTCAAACGATGTGCCAAGTGTTGCCCATGACAAGCGTTTGCTGTCGGGCTTCGTCAATGGCATGGCCGTGCTTGGCCATCTTTCGCAGGAATGGGCAGGAGCGGCGGCAGATGCGCGGTTTACGCCCGCTGAGCGCCGCCACCTGGCCGAAAAATTGACCGCAACGGCACGGGTTTTAACCGCCGAGGTCGCCAGCCTGACAGTCTCGGAGGGTGAGGCGTGATTGTGGAGCGGCGTATGTTTGTTCGCGGCTCCCGCCGTTTTGAGGTGGTGATTATCCGCATCCGCCCACTTCGCCGCGCCCGCGTGGCCCGCGCCATGCTCTGGGCAGGCCTGCCACGCCACAGCGTGCGCGTTGCTTTGCGCGTGTCTGATGTCGAGCTTGATCGCTTGTTGCAAGGATTGGCGCGGGGTTCGGTTTGGAACGTTGCGGAACAGCGGATGTTTCAGGAGGCGGCTGAATGACGGCGTTGACCCTCTCCGAATCCTGCACAATCTGGCAAGGCGATTGCCTTGATCTTTGGGCGGCTGTGCTGGATTGCGGCAAGGCCGATCACATCATTTCGGACCCGCCCTATGAAGCCATTATTCATGCGGCCAAAAAGGTTGATGCGGCCCGCACTCTGCGGGTGGATGGTGGCGCTGAACTGAAATCGCTTGATTTTGACGGCATTGATCCGATCCGGGATCGTGTGGCGGGGCTTATCGCGCAAACATGCACCGGCTGGTCATTGGTGTTTTGTTCGCCTGAAGGTGTGGGCCGCTGGGCTGATGCATTCAATGCTACGCCTGCACGTTACAAGCGGGCTTGTGTCTGGGTAAAGCCGGATTCGACACCACAGTTAAACGGGCAAGGCCCGGCTATGGGTGCTGAAAATTTCGTGGCGGTCTGGTGTGGATCTGGTTTTAGCCGTTGGAATGGTGGCGGCAAGCGTGGTGTTTACACATACCCAACCAACCCGCGTGACCGCGACGGTCGCCACCCAACCGAAAAGCCGTTGCGGTTGATGGCACAATTGATTGCCGATTTCACGCAAGCGGGTGATCTCGTTTTTGATCCGTTTATGGGGTCCGGTTCCACAGGCGTTGCGGCGCTTAAGATGGGCCGCCGTTTTGTCGGCATCGAAAAGGATGCGGCCTATTTCGCCGTTGCTGCGGATCGGCTGCGGCGCGTGCTGGCTGAGCCGGGTTTTGACCTTGGTATTCCCGCACCACGTAAAACCGTGTTGCAAGATCGGATGGAGTTTTAGATGGCTCAAAATACAGCAATTTTGCAATCCAGCCGCGCCATGTCGCCGCCTTTGACCGTGTGCCAAGCCAAGGCTGCACTGGTTTTGTGGCACTCTGGTCACTTTGACAGCTTTGATATTGCCGCAGTTTTGCACGTTCGGGAAGATTCTGTGTGCCGTACCGTTCAGGCTGCCCGTGATTTGCAGAGAGGGGCAGCATCATGAGCGCCGCCATCTTGCTCTACGTTGTCACCGATGATGCCAAGCGTTCGTGCCGTGGTCTGTTTGGCTTTCCGCTGTCTTGCGCGGTCCACGAAGCGCCGTGGGTTTCCATTATCGATGATTGCCTGTTGCTTGCAGCCATACCAACCGGGGCGGCTGTGATTTCGCTTTGGCATGGTGCCGGGTCGCCTATTGAGGCGATGTGGCGTGAGGAACGTTTAAGCCGCGCTTTCAATGATGATTATGCCGTCCATGTGGCGCGGATCAAGGATTGGCTGGCCCGACGCGCTGCCCGCGAAGCGCAATTGATTGCTGAATATGTGGCCGAAAAGCGCGATGTGGTTTGCGCACCCGTCGTCACGCCACCGGCACCACCCGAAACACCGAAACCATTGGAGGTCATGTGGCGATGAGCACAATCATTGATCTTTTCGTTGCTGATGCCCGCGCCGTGTCCTTTGCCGATGCGTGTGACAGGCTGAAGGTGCCAAAGCCCAAAAAAGGCAAGCCAGAGCATGAAGGCCCGTGCCCACGCTGCGGTGGCAATGATCGTTTTGCGGTCAATCGCGGCAAGGGTGTGTGGAATTGCCGGGGCTGCGGCGCTGGCGGGCGGGATGGCATTGGGCTTGCGGCTCATATGCACCAGCTGGACCTTGGGCGGCGGGCGGAATTTTTGGAGGCTTGCTCCATCGCTCTCGATCAGGCGATTCCCAAAGAGGACGAGTGCGAAACCGATGAGGAAAAAGCGGCACGTGAAGCGCGTATTGCAGCATCAAAAGCCAAGGCTGAGGCGGATCGGCTGGAAAACCAGCGCAAGCAGAATGATTTTCGCCAGCTCGAAATCAATCGGGCGCGTGGTCTTTGGCTCAATGCTGTTGATTGCCGTCTTGATAATCCAGTGGCTCAAACCGGAAAGCATTTGATTTCGGCTTATGTCAAAGCCAGAACGGGGTTTGAGCCGCTGGAAAGCGTGTTTCAGAATATCCGGTTTATTCCGTCTGCCACCTATTGGCATGGCACCGATGAGATGGGCAGGCCGTTTCCGCTGTATGTTGGCCCTGCATTGGTTGCGCCGTTTGTCGATCGGGATCACCATATCGTCGGTAGCCAAACGATATGGATTGACCTTGATGTTGTGCCAAAGCGTCGGCCCATGCTGTTTGGCGTCACCAAGGTCGGGCGCGAAGCTGGATTTGGTGAGCGGTCGCAGGGTAAGCAGACCGGCATCAAGCCCGAATGGATTGAAGCGGGGTTTTACGAGCCGTTGTCTTCCAAGAAAATGCGCGGGGCCAAAAAGGGCGGCGTCATGCCCATTGCTGGCAACCCGTATTCAGCCCGCTGGATGGGTGGCGAGGGAATTGAAACCACCTGGGCGATTGCTGCACCGGATGGCTGCCGCGACGATACGTTTTATTTCGCCGCCGGCGACATCGGCAACATGGCAGGCCCTGCCGATCCGAAATCCGCCTTCGACCACACGACACTTCGCAAGGAAGATAGTGCAGGGCGGTTGCGCAAAGTGAAGGTGCAGGGGCCGATTCCGAAACCAGACAGTGAAGGCGAGGCCATCTGGATTCCCGATCATGTGATTGATCTCATTCTGCTGGCCGATGGCGATAGTGAGCCGGTGGCTACCGCCTCGGCCATGGCGCGGGCTGTGGCGCGGCATGGTCGGGAAGGGCGTGAGGTTATGCCTTTGTGGCCACCGGAAGGAACTGATTTTGCTGACGCAATCGCGTCTGTTTTGGAGGGTGCGGCTTATGCTTAAGCCAAGATTTTGGGCCTTTATGGTCCCATTTTTTGCAGGCTCTTTTTCCAATGGTTTCAAGGTTTCTTGGTTTGGATTTTGGCCCGCCGTCATGATTGTTCTGGGCTTTGTGCTGCTTGCTTCTCTTCTGTTTAATTTCATTCTTGACCGCTTCTGGACCCCGAAATGACCAATACCCACACCCCAAACATACCGGACGCGGTGGCCAAAATTCTGGCGCAAGCGCAAGCGCAGCGTGCCGGATATGGTCAAAACCCCGGAACCCCTGAAGGGCCTTCGGGCGAGGCCGTGGCCGCACTATCCGCTGATATTGATGCTGATCCTGCCGTGGTTGAGTTTTGCTCGGAACTGGACCATTCGGACACTGACAATGGCAAGCGCCTGAAACTGCATTTTGGCGATGATCTGCTGGTGATTGCGCAGGAAAAGGCCAAACAGCCCACCTATGCGGTCTGGACCGGCCACCATTGGGATGTTGCCAATGGTGGGCCGAAGGCCAAAGCCATCGGCCAAAGGCTGGGCGACCGCATTGCTGCTGAAGCGCTGTTCATCAAGCCGAATTCTTATGAACAGATGATCATTGAACAGGCAGAAGAGGCGCGCAAAACGCCGGAAAACGAACGCGGGCCGCTGGAACGCAAACTGGTGGCTGAGGCCGATAAAGTGCTGGACGCCCATGGCAAGCGCGTGAAACGGCGGCTTGACCATGCTGTGACTTCGAAAAACGTGGCAAAAATCAACGCCATGCTGGAATGCCTCGCGCCGCATATCATGCGAAGGCCAGACGATTTCAACGCCGACAAGTGGATGGTAGCGGTGGAAAACGCCACGCTGCGGTTTGAACGCACCATGACACGAAAGCGCAACCCGCGCTTTGTCAGCCTTGCGGAAAGCCCGGATGCGCCGGAATTCGTTGATGTCTGCACAGCCTCAAAATTGAAGGTCATTGAAGGCCATCGCCGCCAAGACCTGATCACCAGCATCGTGCCTGTAAAGTACAATCCAAAGGCCAAATGCCCGCAATGGGATGCGTTCATTCGCAGCAAGATTCCCGATCTTGCCGTTCAACGGCTGGTGCAGGTCAGCTCTGGCCTCGGCCTGTTGGGGATCACGGTGCAATATATGTTTTTCCACTATGGCAACGGTGCCAACGGCAAATCGGTCTACATGGAAACACTGTGCCGATTGATGGGCGAGGCGTCTGTCACCTTGCCGTCTACGTCCATCATCGGCGAGGGCGGATCATCGGGCAGTGCCAGCCCGGATCTGGCCCGGCTCTATGGCAAGCGCCTGTTGCGCGTCAAGGAGTTGCCGGAAGGCGAGGACTTGCGCGAAAACCTTGTCAAGGAACTGACAGGCGGCGAGACGGTGACGGCGCGTGACCTGTTTTCGGGTTATATGGACTTTGAGCCGAAATACATCGTCATGATGAGCGGCAACGGCTATCCGCGCATTACTGGTACAGATGAAGGCATATGGCGGCGCATGGCCGTGGTGCATTGGCCCATCCAGATTGCCAAGGAAGACAGGCGCGAATTTCAGGATGTTGTTGCATCGTTTGAGCCGGAATATCCCGGCATTCTCAACTGGTTGCTGGATGGCGTTCGTATCTATCTTGAAGAAGGTTTGGTGATACCAGATGCCGTTGCCAAGGCCACACAGGCCTATCGTGACGACATGGACCGCACGGCGGCTTTCGTAGCCCGCTGCATTTCCAAGGATGCCAACGCGCCGCCCGTGGAAGGCAAGGTGCTGTATCAGGCCTATTGTGACTTCACCATCGACCAAGGCGGCAAGCCCATGAACAACACGGCCTTTGGCCGCGACATGGGCAAGAAATTCGAAAAGGATCGAACGTCCGGTGTCGTGCTCTATCGCGGCATACGGTTGATCAATCTGCCAGACAGGCAAAGCAATCACGCGCCGCCGCCCGGTCGTTTTGCCAGTGATGAGCCATTCCCGGAGAATTTCTGATGCCCCGCAACCCCGGAACCCCTTTCAGGGCTGTGGCAGGCCTCCTGAACCCTCCATTTCCGCCTGACAGTCCTGATAGTTTGATTGACAGTTCAACGGATAGTTTGAGGCGGAAAACGTCAATGAAAACAAAGACGGCTGACAGTTCGGATAGTTTTTGCACCTCTATATGTAGAGGATTTGGGGAGGTCGGGAGAAGCTTATATGTAAGGCGAAAATAACTATCCGAACTATCTAAGTATATGAATTTTAATATCAAAACTATCCGTAAACTATCAGAAAACTATCTGGTAACTGTCAGAAAAGGAAAAACCAATGATTACCATGTCCATTGAAGAGTTGTTGGTTTGGGCCTACCGGGATCAGCGGGCCGATAAATTGGCTGGTGGGGCAAATGGCTTAGGCCCTAGCACTTCGTCTTTCAGTGCTACCCTTGCAAATTTCATGGCGTTGGGAACCACGGTTGACACTGGCATGGTTACGACTGAGGTCAGCGAATATTGGGATCTGCGCACGATTGACGGCAGCGTCATGGCGCTTGATAATTTCTGGATCGAATGGCGCGACGGTGATGTGCTTTTATGGGATTTGGCTTCGCTCAAACAGGCGGGCCTCACGGTCGTTAACGGGCAGGGCGGCGTTTGCCTGATGCCGGTTCTCAATCCTGATCTGGCCACGCCTATCCATGTGACGACGGTAGCAACATCGGTCACGATTATCCTTCATGCCCGCGAGGCAATCCAGCCGGAATATCATCCCGGCTGGACAATGGGTCGCGGACGCCGGGCGACAACCGCCACCAAGGGCTTTTATGGTCGTAGCGACGCAGGGCGCGAATTGGAAATCCGCGATGTTGAGCGTGACCGGATGGAATATCACCTGTGGAGGGCGGCGCTGGACCTGTTGCGAGAAAACCTGATTGGTAAACTGCACACGGTGTCCCTTGATGCGCGTTTGCCACCTGCTTCGCCATGGCTAACCCCTCGGAAAGTGATCAAAAGCGACCTTCGCGCCATAAATTCAAACGCATGTAAATCATTGAAGAGAAAGCGGAAAAAATTAAATTTGACATAAGTGGGCTTGACCTTTAACTCCTAAACCATACTGATTTGTGTCTGCAACCCGCCCTTACACGGCGGGTTTTTTGTTGCCCTCTGTGTAGGCCTTCGTTGATTTTGATCTGGCTTGATACCAACGTGGCGCGGTGGATTGAAGTTTTACAAGGCCGCGTCACACGACCAACCACATCGGACCACCCCTCAACACCCTCCCCATCACCCCCCGTCACGGGTCCTTCCCCGACACCCCCCGCGTGCGGGCCGGGACGACCCCGCGAGTTTGGTAGTGACGGGGGGTGAAAAGCTGACCTGACAACCCTGACTGACAAGTGTTTGCCCTGACAAGGCTTGCCTGACAAGGATTACCATGACGGACCTTTTGAGTGGCGGCGGTTCGCAAGATTTGGGTCATTGGGTGACGGTGGCAAAGCTTGCGCAGATCAAGGGCATTTCACGGCAATCGGCCTCGGAAAAAGTGGCGCGGCTTGAGCGCGAGGGCCGTTTGCAGACGCGACGTGACGGTCGTAACCGGCTGGTTGAGCTGGCAACCTATGATCGGATCGTCGGGCAGGTTGGCGATGCTGCCCGCGAGATTGGGGCGGAAAGCAAGCGTGTTGTTGATGTCCCGCCGCTTGCTGAAAGCGCTGGCTTGCGGGATGCGCAAGCTCAAAGGGCGCAATATGAGGCCAAGCTTAAGGCGTTGGATTATGCGGAACGCACTGGCCAGCTTTTGCCGATCCGTGGCGATCACGGGATTGAAACAGCGCTTTTGAAAGTCAGTGATCAGATCGTGCGCGACTTGAATGCGCCGATGACGTGGATTGATGACCTGATGGAAGCGGCGAGGCAGGGTGAGCCTGCACTCAGGCGGGTTTTACGAACCAAAATCACAGCCATGAAAAAGAAAATTGCAGACCACCTGCTGGTTATCGCTGGCGAGGCTGCACAGGCAGAAGCCGATGGCTCAGTGCAAGTCGATATTCATTTCGAAGAGGATGAATGATGCGCATCACATTGCGACGTTCGGCTGTGGCACTCATTGCGGCCAGCTTGGCTGCAACGATTATGCCGCCCGAACGAGTCGATGCGGTTGAATATGCGCGGCACAATATGGTGGTGCCGGATGGGCCACGGGCTGGCGATCTCTGGGACGACAGCTTAACGCCGTATATTCGTGAGCCGCTGCTCATGATGATGCTGGATAGCGGCCACAACGAAATCGCTGTGCGCAAATCTGCCCAGACCGGCTTTACGACACTGCTGCTGGCATCGGTTGCGCATTCCGTGGCGCTTGATCCGTGCCGCATGATGATCGTGCAGCCAACCACAAACGCACTTGCTGAATTCAACCGTGAAAAGCTCTCGGTGATGATTCAGCAATCACCGGCAATGAAAGCGCTTGTTCGAGATCAAACCAGCCGCAGCGGCGAGGGATCAACCGCGCTGGCCAAACGTTTTCCGGGTGGGTCGCTCAAACTGGCAATCGCCAACTCGGCGGCTGACCTGCGGTCCTCGACCATCCGCAAAGCATATCTTGATGAGGTGGATGAATACCCGGAGGATTTGGACGGGCAGGGCGACCCTTTTGCCATGATCGAGGCTCGGCAGGAATCATTCCTGGCATCGGGCGATTGGTTGCGGGCGTATATCTCGACACCGACTGTCAAAGGCGCATCAAGGATTGATGCGCTGTTTGAGAAGGGCGATCAGCGCTATTGGAATGTGCCATGCCCCGATCCCGATTGCGGTGCGCATTTCAAATTTGTGTTTGATCGCAAGTATTTCAAATTCAACGATGAGTTTCCACACGATCCATACTATGCGGCCCCTTGCTGCGGCACGATTATTCAGCCGCACGAAAAGGTGGCGCTGGTCAAAAAGGGCAAGTGGATTGCCGAGTCACCTCGGCCAGGCGCTTATCCATCCTACCATTTCGACGCACTGACCTCGCCGTTTGTGCCATGGGAAAAAATCGCAGATCGGTTTATTGCCTGCAATGGCGACCCGCAAAAGCTTAAGGCGTTTCATAATCTGACGCTTGGCATTGCCTTTGATCTCAAGGGTGATGCACCCGACCATGTAAGGCTGTTGGAGCGCCGCGATCCGTCCATCAAGCGCGGCGTTATTCCGCCGCAAGGCGTGGTCTTTGTCGGTTCGGCTGACGTGCAGATGAATGGCATCTGGTATCTGTTCAAGGCTTATGGGCCTGATCGGCAAAGTTGGCGGGTTGATGCGGGCTATATTGAGGGCGCGACGGATGATCCCCACGGTGGAGCATTCCTGAAGCTCGAAGAGTTGCGCACGCGGCAATGGCCAGATGCGTTTGGAGGTCGCAGACAGGTTGACGCTTTCGGCATCGATTCGGGTTATCGCGCCCACGTGGTTTACACATGGTGCCGTGGTAAAGCGGGCGTCTTTCCGCTCAAGGGTGAGGATGGCTGGTCACGGCCAGCCATGGGCCAACCGTCACCACAGGATATAAATTTTAACGGCAAGCGTATCCGCAACGGTGTGATGCTTTGGCCTGTTGGTACGTGGTCGCTCAAAGGCGCGTTTTACGCCAACCTGCGCAAAGAGGGCCGGGCAGCTGGGCATGAAATCGATCCACCCGGTTATTGCCACTTTGGCAGCTGGATGGATGAGGAATATTTCAAGCAGATCACGGCGGAATTTTTGGGGACGGAAAAGTTCAAAGGCCGATCCCGGCAACGCTGGATTCCGCGTGTTGGATTTGAAAACCACTTGCTTGACTGTGAGGTCTATGGCGATGCGCTGGGGGATTACCTCGGCATTTCGCGCATGACACCAGAGGAATGGCAGGCGTTGATTGCTATGCGCTGCATACCAGATCACGTCATCAACGCGGATATGTTTGCACCTGCGCCGATCATTGCGGCGGCGCAAACGCCTCGACCGCAGCCGGTGCAAGATGATGCTGCGGCGCATACGTTACCATCGCACAACGATGATGCCAGTTACTCGCATGACGATGACTGGGATGAGATGGTTTCCACTCTCCAATCTTGGGATGATTGATATGGCTTGGACGCAAGACGACCTGGACGCGATCAACACGGCATTGTCGAGCGGTGCCAAGCGCGTCCGGTTTCAGACGCATGAGGTGGAGTATCAGTCGGTCACTGAGATGCTCAAGGTGCGAGACCTGATTATTCAAGAGCTGCAAAGCGCTTCTCGCCCCGTGGATCGGGCGATATACGCCGAATATGAAAGCGGATACTGATGAATTTGCTCGACAAAGCGGTATCTTTTTTCTCGCCAGAAAGTGGCGTGCGGCGTGCTTCTGCGCGCCAGATGCTGGATAGCATTGAAAAGCGCGATTATGCGGCGGCTGGCAACGGGCGGCGCAACAAGAACTGGCGGGCGCGCAGCACCACGGCGACGATGGAAGTCGCCGGTGCGATGACGACCTTGCGCAACCGGGCACGTGAGTTTGTGCGCAACAGCTGGGCAGGCCCGCGTATCCTTGATGTCATGACCTCGCATGTGATTGGCACGGGCATTATGACCGTGCCAGATACCGGCTCGGATCGTGCCGATAGGCTTTACCGCCTTGCCCGCGAAGAATGGGAGGCATCGAGCGATATCGAGGGTGTGCTCGATTATGGCGGGCAACAGGCGTTGTTGTTTCGGTCCATGATTGAGGGCGGCGATTGTATTTTGCGGATGTTGCCGATTTCGATGGCTGAGGCAGTACGGACAGTCCCGTTGCGACTGCTGGGGCTTGAGGGCGATCAAATCGATGTCAGCCGCGATAGTGTTTACGGCACCAACACCACCTCTGAAAATGTGCGGCTTGGTATAAAGTTGGGTGAGTGGGGTCAGCGTCGGGGCTGCTATCTCAGTCAATATCATCCCGGTGATACAGGGTCGTGGAATGTTACCCAGTCTGCCCTGGTTGATTGGGCAGATCTTTGCCATCTCTATCGGCCTCTGCGTCTTGGGCAAATACGCGGTATCAGCCATTTCGCGCCGATCCTGCTCTCTGGACAGGAGATTCAGGATTTAATGGAGGCCGCTATTGTGCAGCAACGCACACAGGCCTCTCTTACAGGCTTCATCAAGCGCCCGCCCGGTGTCGCAAACCCGTTGATCACAAAGCCAGATGATAAATCGAAAGAGCGGATCACATCCATTCGTCCAGGCCAAATTCAGGATATTGGCGAGGCTGAGATTACCTTTCCCAACCCATCCTCGACGTCTGTGTTTGCTGAGGCTTATAATGCCGGATTGTACGCAATGGCTGCCGGTGCTGGCATTACCTACGATCAGATGACGGGTGATTTGCGGCAAGCCAATTTCTCGTCCTTGCGTGCGGGTAAAATCGAGTTTCGGCGCTTGGTTGAGCAATTGCAGTGGCATTGCTTCGTGCCACTGGTTTGCCGAAAGGTTGATCGCCGGTTTGAAGATTACGCGACAATGGCAGGTGTTTTGTCTGCACGGCGGGGTGGGTATCCTGTCAATCATGTCATGCCAGCCGTTGAGCCGATTGATCCTAAAAAGGATATGGAGGCCGATATTCTGGCGGTGCGATCGGGTCGTATGTCGCCGCAGGAGTTTATCTCGTCATGGGGTAGAGACTGGCGGAAAGTGGCCAAGGATTTCGAGGCATTCTTTGCGTTCACCGATGCTCACAATATCACGCTGGATATTGACCCGCGCAAACCAGCCAATGGCGCAGCGGTTGGACAGCAGCCGCAACTCGGAGACAATGGCGATGAGTAATATTATCCACCTGCCACGGCAGCTTCGTGACGCTGAGGTGCGGGCATCATCCTACAATGAGGCAGACCGCACCATTGATGTGATCTGGACCACGGGCGCTACGGTGCGGCGCGTGTCATGGCTCGATGGGCCTTTTGATGAGGAATTGGTGGTATCGCCAAATACAGTGCGGCTTGATCGTCTGAATGCTGGCGCGCCTCTTTTGGATACGCACAACCAGTATGGCCTCGCCAATGTGCTTGGCTCTGTGGTCAAGGGCACTGCACGTTTAGCGGGCGGCATTGGTTATGCGACGGTGCGCCTGTCCATGGCGGACTCTGCGCAAGATGCTGTCACCAAAATCATTGACGGCAGTGTCACCAATATCTCTGTTGGCTACCGCATTCACGCCGTCGAGAAAAAAGAGCGCGACGGGCAGGTGCCGCTTAACCGGGTGATTGACTGGGAGCCTCTGGAAATTTCAGCGGTGGCAATTCCAGCCGATCCGGGCGCGCAAATCCGCTCCAGTGGCGATGCGCTGTATGAGTGCAGGATTGTGCAAGACATGGAAAACGCTAAGGCCATCCGCCTTTCGCGCATGCGGATGGCGCAACGCGCCATCGGAATCAACATTTAACGGTCAGCCAAGGCACGCCCTTATCGCCTTTGGGCAAGGCAACATTCGAGGAAAAATCAATGAAAACTCAATATCGCATTTTCGCGGTAGCGTTTGCGCTTGCCGTCATTATTGGTGCATCCATGTTCACCGCTGCCAGCGTTGGCGGTGTGGATTTTGCATCGTTTTGGCCACATGCCTCGGCGGTGGCTGCTATCGATCTGGCCCACAATATTGTGCCGCATATGGCCTTTGGCCTTGTTGCCATGCGGGCCGAACTCGCTACGCTGGAAAAACGAGCCATCGACAAGATGGCGGAAATCAAGGACGATACCAGCGCCGATCAGGCCCGGTCTATTGAGGATGATCACAAAAAAATCCTTGCTGAAATTGCCGCAAAGCGTGCGGAAATCGCCAAAGAAGAACAGGAAGATGCCAGCCGCAGCCAGCCCACCACGCAGACAAACACGCATCCAACAGACGCAAACCGCTCTGCTGATATTCTGGATATTGGCACCCGCGCCAATATGCCGGTGACTGACATTCAAGACGCCATTCGCAGTGGCGCGAGTTTGGATGTTTTCCGCGCACGTGCGTTTGACTATATGGTTTCGCAGGTCAGTCAAACCCGCACCACGCCAGCCCGCATTTTGCAAGATGAGCGCGATGTTGCGCGCAATGCGCAAATTGAGGCTATGGCCTATCGCATTGGTGCGCCATTGCCACAGGCCGGGCCAAGTGCTGCGGCCCGCCAACACATGGGTAACGGCTTGATCCGGCTTGCCATGTCGTGCACCGATGAGCGGAATTATCCAGAGACCGCGCGCGCGCGCGAAGAACTGTTTGACCGCGCAGCTCATACAACATCAGATTTTCCAATCATCATGGAAGGCTCGATCAACCGCACATTGGAGGCGCGCTATCGGCTGGTCACGCCAACCTATCGCACCATTGCACGCCAGCGTAATTTCCGCGATTTCCGCCCGCATACCACCATCAAAACCGGCGATTTCCCGATGCTGGAAAAGATCAAAGAAAGCGGTGAAATCAAATATGGCACGCTGGTTGAAGGCAAGGAAACGCTTTCTGTTGCGTCCTATGCCGTTGCCATTGCGTTGTCACGGCAACTGATGATCAATGACGATCTGGGCGCGCTTCAGGAAATGCTTGACGATTATGGCTCAACCGTTGCGTTGTTTGAGGAGGTTACCTTCTACTCCGAAGCCTTCAACGGCAAGCTGCATGATGGCCTGCCGGTTTTCCATGCCGATCATAACAATCTGGGTGTGGCGGCGGCGATTACCGTTGACAGTGTTGGCCTTGGCCGCGCTGCCATGGGTAAGCAAAAAACGCTGAGTGGCAACCCGATGATGGCCAACGCCCCGTCATTTTTGGTAACGGGTCCAGATAAGCAGCTGGAGGCTGAAAAGCTGGTGTCGAGCATCACGCCAGCCACCGTTGATAGCGTCAATATCTTCTCTGGTCGCCTCACACCGTTTTCATCCTCGCAGATTGAGGCTATGGCTTGGCACTTGTTTGCTGATCCGGCCATCGGCTCCAATTATCGCTGGGGCTATCTTGAGGGCTATGAGGCTCCACGGGTGCGGATGGAAAATCCGTTTGGCCGTCAAGGCATGGCCATGTCTGTCGAGCATGATTTTGGCTGCGGCGCGGTGGATTACCGATACGGCTACATGAACCCCGGCGAGTGATGTTGCTTGATGCATAGCCCTGCACATTGCCAGCACATTGGTTGTGCGGGGCCAGTCTCAAACCCCAAATAAGGGATGAAAATCATGAAGAATTTTAAACAACCGGGTAGCAACATCACCGTTCCCGCGCCAGCCGGTGGCACGGTGTCTGGCAAGATCGTGGTGATTGGCTCTCTGGTCGGCATTCCCGCCAGCACGCAAAATGCGGGTGAAGATGTTTCGATCGAGACGGGTGGTGTTTTTGAGTATGCCAAAACATCGGCCTTGGCGATTTCGGTGGGCGACAAGCTCTATTATGATGCTGACGCTGATGTGCTCAACAAGACCGACACCAACAAGCTCGTTGGCGTTGCGGTGTCGGATGCGGCTAATCCGTCGCCAACGGTGGATGTGCTGCTGACACTTGGCGCAGCTGTTGCTGCCTGATGATGGACGGTGCTTTTGAGCGGCTGGCAAGGTCCAGCCGCAGAGCTGTCGAGCGAGTGCATGGCAAGGCGGTGATGATTTTTCCGCTGGATAGCCGGGATGCAAACGCCTCGCCGGTGCTGGATGCGGCCAATCCGCCTTATCCAACCGTTGCGATGTTTTACGAGGATTCGCAGCCGCAGCGCGAGGATTTTGCACAACCGTCCAATTCTGGCCGTCGCCTTATGCAGCGGTCCGCACAAAGGACCGCCTCGATCCGTTTGATTGAGGGTCAGCCGTTAAAAACAGGGTTTTACATGCGGCGCGAGAGTGATCAGGCATTGTTTACGATCTCGTCTTTTGATGCGGATGGCGTGGGCAATGTCATGGCGGTGATTACCACCGCCCGCAGCCTGCCCCCTCCAGTGGAAGGATAAATGCGATGCTGGCCCCTGAAGCTTTGCGCCTGTTGACCGTCGAAATACTACGACCCACGGCGGCGATGGATGGCACCGTGCCGTTTCCGCTGGTGGCGGGGCGGCGGGTGAATGACAGCCGGGAAATCTCTGTGCAGGATATAGATCCCGATCAACCTTATACCCCGGTTGTTGGTGTCTACAGCGGCGATGCAACGATTTCGCCGCGTGGAGATTTGAACGACTTTACCGATGTTGAGCACAAGGCAGTGCTGGATATTGTGGTCGAGCTTGCCATTGTCTCCAGCGATGACGCTGGTGAATTTGCAGATGCCATGGCAAGCAATGATCCGCAGGCGCGCATGGTGTTGGCGGCCCTGTGTTCTAAAATCCGGTATTTGCTGGAATTTAGCCAGGCCGGTGCGCCGTGGCGCAAAATTGCCAAGCGGATTGTTGAGCTGGAGGCAATTCCCTTTGCTGTTCCCCACATCGGCTTGCGGTTCCAGCGCATCACCTTGCGCTACACAATTGAGCTATCCGCCGATGTTTACAACGTGGCGGATGGTGGCTTGCCAGAGCCAATACGATCTGTGTTCGCGGGCCTGCCAGCTGGCTCCTATGCCAAGAAAAAGCTGGCTGAGCTGGCTGGATATTTTTTAGCGGAAACGCCTGATCAACTGCACGAATTGACAGCGCAAGCCAGCCTCGGCAGCGCGGAAACCATTGATGTTGGCGTGACGCTCACGGCACCCTGATTTCGGAGATTACCACCATGACAGTGAAATATGTAGCGGCCCCCGGTCGCGCAATTCCCGGAGGCTGGCCAGCCGATGGACGGCCTGTTGATCCGCTCTCAAAACTGCATCGGCGCATGGTCGCTGATGGCGATCTCGTTGAATATGAGGCGGCTCCGACAGAGGCCGTCAAATCTGTATCTCCCAAAAACAAGGACGTGACCAATGGTCAGTAATATTCCAGACAACATTGTCGCACCTCTGCTGGCCTTTGATGTGGAATCGGGTGGTCAATTTTCTTCGCAGCTCAACGCCATTTTGATTGGCTTTGGCACGGGTGACGGGGCATTGGGTGAGGGCGAAATTTCGATTTGCTCGACCTTTAACGATGCCCGCCGTTTGGCTGGTGCTGGTTCGATGCTGGAAAGCATGTTTATCCGTGCGCGACAGAATGCGCCTGCGCAAGTACTCTACATCGGGCGTGTGGCCGATACCGGCACGGCAGAAGTCCGCACCATCACTGTTGGCGCGGTGCCTGCCACAGGCGGCACGGGTGTTGTGCAGGTTGCGGGCGAAACGGTGAGCATCGATATTGCTGCCGGTGACAGCGCCAATGCGGTGGCAGAGGCCCTTGCGGCTGCCATCAATGGTTATTTCAACGCTCTGACCAAGAAGAGCCTGCCTTTTACGGCTGTTGCGGCAGCCAATGTTGTGACCCTGACAGCGCGGCACAAGGGCCTCTACGCTGGAAAGCTCGATCTTTATGTGCCGCTTATTGATGGCGATAATGCTCTGACAGGCGTTCTGACCTTCGCAACCACGGTTGCCGGAGCTGGTACGCCGGATGTTTCAACTGTGTTGGCGGCGTTGGGCGATGATCCGTTTGAAATCATCATTTCCGGCTTTGGCGATACCGCCAATCTGAGCACGTACAAGACGTTTCTCGAGGGGCGCTGGGGCTATAGCCAGCAGCTCTATGGCCATGTGTTTTATCCATACACCGGCACGGACAGCGCCTTGACCACCTTTGCCAAGGCCAAGGACACATGGCATTTGACCATGGTGCCGCTGCCTGCCAATGGCGGCATGGCAACGCCTGATTATGAGTTTTGCACGGCCATGATTATGCGCACGGCGGCTATGCTCAATTCTGGGTCAGATGGCCGGGTCTCTGCCAATCAATCGGGTCTCACCGTTGCTGGTGTGCTTGCGCCACGCGACCGCAATTATTGGCCAGATTATGCCACCCGCAATGCCTGGCTGCAAAATTCGGTGTCGAGCTGGAAAATTGACAATAGTGGCGATGTTGTCACCGACAAAATCATCACTCAGCAACAGACGACGAACGGTGCGCCGGATACCGTGTTTCGGGATATTCAGGCGGTCTATCAGGTCATCTATGCGCTCAAGTATTTTCGTGCCCAGTTGGCCTATGAGTTTTCGAACAAGGCCATCGTTGATGACAATCCGGCGTCTCTCGAAAGCCTTGTGACCGTGAAGAATATCAAGGCCTGCCTTGTGCATAGCACCATTGATCTCGCAAATCGCGGTGTGCTTGAATACAATTCGGATGTTGTGTCGCAGATCAAGGTTACGCGAAACGCAGACAACCCCAACAAGGTTGACATTGTGCTGCCGATGGATCGGGCCAACCCGCTCGACATCTTCGCCGGTCTCGCTCGCGTGTACGCACAAATCTAATCGGCGTTAAGCCGCAGAAAAAAGGAAAAAGACATATGGCAAGCAAGGATTTTGGCGGGCGGATGACCGTCCGCACATCGACCGGCGCGCTGTTGGCAATGCGCGGCAGTTTCAGCATCACAGCCTCTGGGCAATCCAACGAGGTTGAAGTTGCGCAAGATGGGTCCGCAGATCGGGTGGGCAAGCCCACAGCGTACCGCGCAGAAGTGACCTTCAAGGATGATGGTGTGGATTTTACCACCGTGATGACGGCTGCGCGGCAGAACTTCACGATTTTTGAAGAGTTTACCAATGTCACGCATTATTTTTTCAATGCGTTTTTCACAGGTGAGCCGGTCTCAAATCGCATCAATGGCGAGGTCACGGGCCTGACAATCGTGGGCGAATCCTATCGCCGCACAGACGGTTGAGGTGTGGTATGGCGCAAAAAACAATCAAACTGTCCCGGCGCTATGAGGTGCCGGGCGGCGTGCCTTTTGATGAGGTGACGCTGAGAGAGCCGACATACCGCGACATTTATATGTCTGGATTGGGTGAACCGCGTGAAACCCATTGGGTCAAGGATAAGCCGATTGTCGTGACGCAATACGAGGTGATTGACCAATATTTGCAGCGCCTGGCCGTGGTGCCGGATTATTCGGCAATCGCTGTGTTGGATGCTGTTGATGCGTTGGCGGTTGGCGAGGCCGTCTGCGGTTTTTTTACCCGGTCGACGGCCTAGTTGAGGCCGTTGATACTCTGGTTTTCCGCCTCGGTTTTGGCGCTGCCATGTTGCAGGACATGACCGTGCAAGAGATCCTGCACTGGTGCTGGAGGGCGACAGTGTTTGCTAAGCGAGGCCAAAACAATGAGACTTGAGATTGATGCCAAAGAGCTGGAGCAGCTGCGGCGCGCAATAGAGCGCTTGCCCGGCGAGATTAAAACCAAGGCCATGGTCCGGGCCATGCGCAGACTATCGCAAATGGCCCGCCCGCGCATTGTCCAGCGCGATGCCAAGCACACCAATATGCCGCGCTCACTGGTGGCAGCCATGACCACGACAAGCTTTAATGCGGGTGGCAACACTTCACGGGTCACGGTTGAATCAGGTTGGATACCCTTGCAGCGCTTGGGCGCTGTGCAAAACAGCCGGGGCGTTTACGTCAAAACACGCGGCTCATACCGCCACGCTTTTGTGGCTGGCATGAAAAGCGGCCATGTTGGTGTTTTCCAGCGCGTGCCAGACACGCAAATGGCTTCCAGCAATGGCCGCAAGCGAGAGCAAATCCGCGAGCTATTTGGCGCAAATCCCGCGCACGCCATCACCAACAACCCGGAAATATATCTGGATGTGATGGCTGAGCTTATTCAAGATTACCTCTATCCGCGCATGGTCCATGAGATCGGGCGGCTTTTGGAGACATAGGAGCGCGACATGGCAAACCGTAAAATCAAGGCAGAGCTTGAAATTGACGGCAAGGACAATACCAGTGCCGCTTTTCGCTCGGTCGCTACCCGGATGGGGCAGATTGAGCGGCAAATGTCGAGCTTTAACAAGACGGCTGCAAATTTCGAAAAGCAGGTGGCGCGCATTGAAAGAAGTTCAAGTGCTGCACAAAAAGCCGTTAATACGGCCAAAAAGGTGACAGCGCAGGCGGGGCAAAAAGCCAATACCATCATTGGTGCCGGGCTTGCGGCTGGTGGCTCTTATCTCACAGGTCATGCGGTCGTGGGTGCTATCAAGGATTTTTCCGAGCTTGAGCGGCAAATGACGCGCATCGGCATCACGGCTGGTTCTTCGGGTGAGGAAACCAAAGCAGCATTTGAGGGCGTTCAGAAGCTTACGAAAGATTTGAAGTTTGATAGCGTCCAGCCTGGCATTGAGGCGCTGGATACGCTGACAGCCTCTGGCAAAAGCCTGGAAGAGGCGATGGCCTTTTTGCCAGCCATGCTGATGACCGCGCAGGCAACTGGATCTGCAACCAACGACATTGCCAACACAGGTCTTAAGGCCGCTGATGCTTTTGGAATTAAGGCTAAAAATATGCAGCGCGCCTTTGATGTGATGGTCACGGGCGCAAAAGAAGGCCAATTTGAAATGAAAGATATGGCGCAATATGTGCCTGATCTTGCAAACAGCTTTGCGTCTCTTGGTTACAAAGGTGAAGACGGACTTAAAAAACTGGTCGCCATTTTGCAGACTATGCGCGAGGATACTGGCAGCGCGTCCAGCGCCGCTTCCTATGCACAAAATGTATTTGGTAAAATTTACTCAAACGAAACTTCAAACGCCTTTGGCAAAATGGGCGTCGATCTCGATGCGGAGCTGGAGAAAGCAAAGAAAAATGGCGAAGATGCTGTTTCGGCCTTTGTGCGCATTTCGAACGAAGCGACCGGCGGTGATCTTTCCAAGTTGCCCAAATTATTTACGGATCAAGAATTCAGGCTTGGTATGCAATCGCTGATGACAAGCGCGGATAGCGTCAAGCGGTTTGAAACCGCCATGAATTCCGTAAAACTTGACGGCACTGTGCTTCGAGATTTTCAGCGGGTCGCAGAAGACACCAAGTCGAGTGTGGATGGTCTGTCAAATAGCATGGGCAGACTCTATGCTTCGGCTGGCGAGGCGCTGGCGCAAGGTGGCGGGAAGGAGGGCGCGGACTGGGCATCGGATCAGCTCGATTATGCCAGTGCCGTCAACCGTGGCCTTGAAAAAAATGGGACGCATGGTTTTTGGGCCAGAACAGGATTTGGCATCAAAAGCTCACAGCTTGAAAAGGATGAAATGGCCATCAAGGGCGGCTATAACGATCCAAAATTTGTTGAAGACGTTGCCAAGCGTCGTGCTGAAGAGGATGCCAAGGCCGCGCAGGCGGCTGAGAAGCGTTATGGTCGCTACGCACCAAACGCTCCACCCGTGACGGTTGCTGATCCACAGAGTGCGAACAAACAGCCGCCCGTTGCGCCAATCACCAAAGATCAGATCAGCACCGGCGCATCTCACGCAGAGCGTGAGGCCAATTCGCCGGGTACCGCAAAAGCCATTATCGATTGGCTCAATGGCAATAGCAGCGGCAACAAAGCGCCCGCCAGCCGTTGGGATCGCCCACGCGGCGCGCCAGCCGCGCCAATATCTATTGATGCAAATGCCATGGTGCCTGATAACGTGGCCGCAAAAGCCATGGCTGAGGGCGGTAAAGAGGCTGGAAAAGCCATTGAAGACTCGGCAACGGCGGTCAAAGGTGCGGGGGCGGACGCGGGCGCTGACATTAAAAATGCTGCCCAAAGCATTCGTGAGGCCGGGGCGGCGGCGGCGCAAGCTATTCAGGGTGCGGCTCAACAATTGCAGTCTGCGCAAGTGGTGGCCAATGGCCGCGCCGCGCAAGCCTCACCCGGCACACAAGCCGGTCGCCCGCTTGCAAATGTTGATCCGGGCCGCACCATGCCACCCGAAACATTCGGCCCTCGATAGCGAGGGCCGAAAGGCTTTATCTGAGGTTAGCGCCAATCTGGGCCAATGTCTTTGGCGTAGACTGTTTTGTAGAGTTTAGCGGCTTGGGTTTTAATAGATGCGATCTCAACCGGGTCCGCCTTGTTCAGGCAGATTTTGAGGTTCATCGTATCGGTATTGTCGGCCTCGATATGGCCAGATGCGAGGATCACAATCCGCCAAGCGCAAGACAAAATCTTGTTTTCGATCACGGCACCAAAGCAGTCATTGCCAAGGCAAAACGCAAGATTGCGTTGCGCCTGATATACGCCGCCATAGGCGTACATCGCTTCAACAATAAACAGGGATTTTTGCTGTGCGCAGTTCGGATTGTCATTCAGGCAAAGTGTAACGGGTGGCTGAAACCCATCCTTGCCTTTCCAGTTCTCCAGCTTTTTTGAAAATGCCGGTTTCATTGGGCCTTCAAGTACCATCTCTCTGTCGGCTTGATATTTTTCCGTCAGAGATGCGGCATATGTGGGCGTTAGAAACCCTGCAAAGACGAACACCACGATTATTGCTAACTTGCTCATAATTCCCTCACTGATTGAGTATCCATCCGATTACCGCGCTGGGATACATGAGTCGAGCCTTTGAAAAATGGAGATGCCTATGCGTAATTGGGCAACAACCTTGCGGCCCGCAAGCTTTCGTGGTGTGCGGTTCTGGGTTGAAAGTGAAGACTTCGCGGGTGGCAAGCGCATGGCGCGGCATGAATATGCCGGGGGGCGGATCACCTATCTGGAAGAGATGGGCTTGCGTACATCATCCTATGGCGTCACGGCCTATCTTTTGGGTGATGCGAGTGATGTGACGGCAAACCTTTTGGCAACGGCCTGTCTCGCTCCGGGGCCGGGCTTGCTGGTGTTGCCTATGGATGCGCCGCGACTCTGCTATGTCGAGGATTTCACACGGTCTAGGTCGCGTGACAGGCGCGGTTATGTTGCCTTTAACTTTACAGCAACGCCCTTAAGCAATGAAGTTTTGCCGGTGCTTGGCCTTGCTGATGTGGCGCTGTCTGTTGCCACTGGGCTGTTGGCTGCATCGGCCGCCATGAGGAGGTTGTTTTAATGGCGGCCAATAAATTGGATGTTGCCAATTGGCTGGCGGGTCTGGTGTCAACATTGGTGACAGATGCGCTTGATGCAGATGATCTGGCAACCCGGCTTGCCAGCGCTGTAGATCTTGATGCGGCTGACTTTGCCGCAGAATCCATCGACATCATGCGGGTGATTGCCGAAAGCGTGAATACGCCACACGGTTTTGATGCTCTGCGGGAGGGCCGTTTTGATGACAGCGACACGGCCTCTGCGGCCAGTATCTTGCTTGCCGTTGGCCTGTGCATTGCCGGTGGCCGGGCTGGCTGGACATCGCGGCCATCGGCGCGGGCAGGCCGCGCAAAAATTGCAGCGCAAGGCGATGCGGCTCTGACGATTGTATCTGCCATGGGGGCCGACGGGGTTGATCTCTATACGTGGCTGTCGCGCTTGATTGACGTTGCTGTGCGGCTGGTGTCCGATCAAGCGGCCAACGCTGTGCCGGTGGTGCGGGTTGAAACCGGCATATCCTTGCCCTCGACCACTTTGGCCTATCGGCTCTATGGGGATGCCAGCCGGGCTGAAGGGCTTGTGGACATAGCGCAAAGTGCCACGCCCATGATCATGCCCGCCATTTTTAATGCCTTGGAAAGTTGATTGGGGTGGCTTATGCACGGTTTGTCTTTTGGCCCTCTTGAGACGGTTGTTGTCGAGGGGTTGCCGCCTTTTAAATCGATCAGCATATCGGTATCGGCAGAAGAGGCGGTGCGCAGCGCCAATGGTGATTTTGTTATCATTGGCTCTGGTGTGCCAGTTCAGCCGGGTCAAGAAACCCGCATTATCGCTTCTGGCGATGTGATGTTGACCGGCTATGTCCGCGACGTAGAAACAAGCTATGACGCTGAAGGCCGCACACTATCATGCTCATTTGCATCGCGCACGGTGGATTTTGTCGAGTGCTCGGCAGATCACGCAAGCGGCGAAATTTTGCAAAAAGACCTCGTGGGCATTGCCAAAGAGCTGGATAGTCACGGCATTGGTATTGAGACTGATGGTGCAACGCTGGAAGTTGAGGCACGCCACAAGCTTCGCCCCGGCGAAAGCGCGTTTCACAGCATCGAGCGGCGCAGTCGCGGTCGGGGACTGCTGATCCATGACACGCCAGAGGGCCGCATTCGCATTGCCAGCAAGCCAGCCGGTCAACATGCCGGAGTTTTGATGCGGGGCGTGAATATCCTGCCCGGTGCAAGCGCCAGCTTTAGTGAGCGTGGCCGCTATAGTGATGTCAAGGTGCGCGGCCAAACAACAGAAGGGTTGGAAAAGCAGCAATTGCGCGGGCAGGCGACGGCCAAAGATGGTGGCGTCAGCCGCAAGCGGGTGTTGATTTTGCCGCATGAAGGCGAAGCAACAACCGGGCGGCTGCGCAAGCGGGCGGCATGGCAGGCGCGGCGGGCGGCGGGCAATGGCGTGACTGCCTCAATCCCGGTCACTGGATGGCGCGATGCGGCTGGCAAGCTCTGGACGCCCAACATGCTGGTGCAGATTGAAGATGATTGGCTGGGCCTATCTGGCTTGATGATTATCAAGTCCGTGTTGTTTGAGCAAAGCGACATGACCTCGGCGACCTTGTCTCTAGCCGATCCGCGTGCGCTCGGCGGCGAAAACCCACGTGGCAAAACGGCTGGTAATTATGCCGCACCAGCCATCAACGATGGCGATTATGAGGATGAGTGATGAGCGGCTTTACTCGTATTGAACTTGATGGCCGGGTTGTTGAAAAAGCTGGTTATCAGCAGGTCTCGGGCCGGGGCATGTATGGTGATGGCTGGAGCCAGATTTATCGGCCAGAGCCGCACGGGTTTGCATCATCGCCTGTCGCTGGTGCCAAAGGCATTATCATCCCCGATCCGCGCAACCCGGATATGGCGTTCATGCTGGGCGGCGAACATGCATCACATCGGCCCGGCAATCTGCCGGGTGGCGGTGTCGCGCTGTATGACAGCAGCGGCAACATCCTGAAATTCATCGGCACAGGGTTGGTCATTGACGTGCCTGGCCGCACCGTTACGGCCACGTGCGGCACGTGGAAAATTGTCGGAAACTTTGAGGTGGATGGCAATATCCACACCACCGGCAATATCACCGCAAGCGGTACCATTACCGATAGTGACGGTAATAACGGCGCTTAAGCGCTCAATCTACACTCCAGACATGGGGCGCGATGATGCGCATTATAGCAATCGACGATACGGTTGATACCTATCGAGCGCCTGACCTCGGCTGGGATGGCGTGATGGGCGATCTCATTATCAATGGGTTCGACCATGCGACAGCCCCCGGCGACCTGCGGGCAGAACAGGGCCTTGCTACGCAAGTGCTGATTTTGCTGATGACAGATCGGCGGGTAGAGGCCAGCGAGCTGCGCGACGATGAGCAAAACCGGGGCTGGGTGGGTGATAGTTTTGACCGCATGGATGGCGAGGGCCAACTGGGAAGCCGTCTTTGGCTTTTAGCCCGGCGCTCTCTCTATGATGGCATCGAAATAGACGCGCAAGATTATGCGCTCGAAGCGCTACAGCCGCTGATCGATCAGGGCGCGGTGGCCACCATATCGGCGGTGGCCACCATGGATAAAGCCAGCAACCGGCTGGATCTGGCTATCGCGCTGTACGGTCGTGACGGTGCTGCAATTTACAATCAAAAATATGCATTGTTGTGGAGACAAATTGATGGCGTGGTCTATCCGCTCTCTGGCTGACGCATCGTCGGCAATCCGTGGCAGTTTTCGGCGCTACATGCCCGGCACGGATACCGCGCTCAAAAACAACTTTGTCACCATTGTCACCAAGGTTTTGGCGGCAATGGCCTATGAGTTTGAGTTGCGGGTGGCGTGGCTGTCAAAGCAGATGTTGCTTTCCACGTCCACCAATCTCGCATGGGTCAAGCTTCACGCTGCTGAGGTTGGCATTTACCAAAAGCAGGCCAGTGCAGCGACAGGAATTGTGACTGGCACGGGTGCTGTTAATGCCACCTATCCGGCAGGTATCCGGTTTGTGTCTGGCAGTTTGATTTATGTTTCCACCGCTGCAACCACATCGGATAACAGCGGTGCAATCAGCGTCAATGTGGTGTGCCAAACCAAAGGGGCCGCAAGCAAACGTGATAGCGGCGGAATTTTAAGCTTGGCCGATCCGGGGCTTTACCCGAATTTATCCACCAGCTGGACGGTTGGCGCTGACGGTTTGGGCGGCGGGGCGGATGCTGAGGACATTGAATCCTTGCGCGAGCGTGGCTTGCAGCGCAAGCGCAATCCTCCGGGGGGCGGCACGCTGACAGACTATGAGCGCATCGTCACGGATGTTTCCGGCGTCATCAATGCCTGGGCTTTTCGCGTGCCAAACTCGCCCGGTGGCATTGTCGTCTATTTCTTGTTTGCGGGTCGTACCAACAATATCCCGTTACCTTCTGATGTTGCGGTGGTGCAGGCGGCAATTGATGCAAAGCGCTTGATCCGGGTGGATGACGGCGTGGCGTTGGCACCATTGGCGTTTGCCATTGATGTGCAAATCGACGGTCTGGATAATGATACAGCTGATATTCGTGCAGGGATCAAGGCGGCGATAACCGCTATGTATGCAAAAAAGTGCAGGCCCGGTATTGCGGGCAATACATTTACAATCTCGCGCAGTTGGTATTCCGAGGCAATCTCGACCGTGACGGGTGAGGTGCGCCATAGGCTGGTGACGCCAGCGGCGGATATTGTTTTGACCGGCGGTCAATTTCCGGTCAACGGGGAGTTTACCTATGGCGCGTGATAGCGGCACCAACACGCGCACCACATTGGCCAGCACAGCAAGCGACATCACGGCTCTTGCCGCGCCAACTGATGCCCTTGCCAATCCTTCCAATGATGATCTGATCGGTGCGGCGCTATCGCTGTGGCCGGTCGGGGCGGCTTGGGGCAGTCCAGACGGGCAGGCGGTGTCATTGTCCAGTACGCTGGCCAATTTCACCCGCGTTTTGATCTCGCCATTTGAGTGGCTTTACAATCGGGCCTTTGTTTTGGCGCGAGAAAGCAGCGTGTTTGGCGCTTACGAGATGCTGGACGCCTGGGAGGTTGAGTACGGACTGCCGGATAGTTGCGTGTCTGGCGAGGCAAGCGTGGCTGAGCGACTGCGGGCCTTGGAAGTCAAGGTTGGGGCTGTGGCAACCATAACGCCCGGAGATTTTATAAGGCTGGCGGCAAGCTATGGCTTTGAAATCGTAATCGAAGAACCCGCAGTTTTCGAGTGCGGCTTTTCAGAATGTGGCGGTGAGCACGCCTGCGGGCACCCGCTGCAAGAGGTCTACTGGATTGTCTACGTCGCCAACGTGGCGGTGGATTATTTCCGCGTGGGTGAGAGCCAGTGCGGCCAGGACCCGCTGTTTGATTATGGCGATGCCGAGCGGTTGCTTTGCGTTTTGCGCAAGATTGCTCCGGCTTGGACAATCCCAGTCTTATCAATAGATTAAGAGGAATATCATGAAATATTATCCACCTTATGGGTCAACCGACCCAAACGCGCCGTACATTGATAAAGACACGGCCTCGGCGGTTCGCGGCTCTGTGCCGCCTGCTGCTGCTATTGAAAACCCCATGCGCGAAATTGTTGATGTGATTGCCGCCGCTGGCCTTACGCCAAGTGATGGCTTGCAGCTCTTGTCTGCTTTGCAACGTCTCGGCCTTGCATCAGCCACACGTGCGCGCTCATGGATGAGCGTGCTGTCGATGACGCTTTCCAGTGCGCCGGGATCGCCCAGTGTTGGCGATGCCTATCTGATCCCGGCCGGTGCATCGGGCATCTGGGCTGCCAATGTCGGAAAAATTGCCGAATATACGGGCGCATCATGGACGTATCTGACACCTCCGAATGGGCATGGTATCAGCCTGCCCGATGGGCGGGTGTTTGAGCGGATTGGTGGCAGTTATGTTGAGAAAATTGCTTTCGATACGCAATCGGGAAAGTGGAACTTTGCGGGGGCGGGCGGGACTGCAACCTCCATCACGGTTGCACTCAATCCAGCCCCGGTGTCGCTGCCTGATGGCATGGTTATTACGGTTTTAACTGCATTCGCGGCCGCCGGACCAACAACAATTAATGTCAATGGATTGGGGGCGGTCAATGTCTTTAGCCAAGCTGGAACGCTTATCAAACAGGGAGATTGGCCCAGCGCAGTGCCAGTTCAATTCATTCGTCGCGGGTCGGCCTGGTTTTTGCAATCGGTGAGTTTGGGCGATGTTAAGGCTTACGCTGATCTAAACCTCGCCGCACTGCGGGTATATCAGTCTACTTCAACATTCGCGGTCCAAGTCCCCTCACGGAGTACAAGATGTATGTTTCAAGTGTGGGCACCGGGCGGGGGCGGCGGATCATCTGTATCTGTCTCTGGTGCTGCGGCCTCCGGCGGTGGCGGTGGTGAGTACCGGCATGGTATCCTTGAAGGTTTGACACCTGGCGAAACCCTGACCTGTATTGTTGGGTCGGCTGGCCTTGGTGGAATGTCCGGTCAAGACAACGGTACAGTTGGTGGTACGAGCTATATCCGAAAATCCGATGGCATCACCAATCTCGTGATCGCCATTGGCGGCGGCGGCGGATATGGGTCGGGCGCAGGTCTGGTTACTTCTTACGGCACGGGGGGTGCAGCAGGTACGGGCGGCTTTGGCATTGATGGTGACCAAGGTGAGTTACCACAGAACTACGGCAGTATTGGTCCCGGTCTTGTCGGGGGGCGTGGCGGTGCTAGCTTTGCGACATCCGTGCGTGCTGTTTTCGGTGCGACATCTGGTGGCGGTGCTGCCGCGGGAGCTGTTGGCCGTCCATATGGCGGGGGTGGGTGTGGTGGCATTAACGGCGGCCGTGGCGGCAATGGTGGCTCCGGAATGACTATAATCGCATTTTTGCCTTGAGGTGGATCGAATGAAAATTGCAATTTTAAAGAACCAAAACGTGCAGGATAGTTTTATCGTTCCTGAAAATGCCGCCGTCTCTGATGGCGGCCTTTTTGTAAAATGGGATGACATACTGATCCCATCGCCTGAAGGTCAAACCTACATTATCAGTGATGCTCCCATAGGCTCGATTATTGGAGATGACGGAACGTGGACTTTGCCTACCGTTGCGCAAGTATCTGTACTTGATGATGTTAAGGCAGGCAAGGTTGCGGCCTTAACCACCTTCTGTGCTGACAAAATCGTCAGTGGCTATGTGTCGAGCGCGCTTGGGTCGCCTCACACATACCCATCCAAGCTCAATGATCAAATCAATATGATGGGGTCCGTATCTGCCAGCTTGCTACCCAATATTGCGATGGATTGGTCCACGCCATTCTGGTGCGCCGATCTTGATGGTGTCTGGGCATTTAGACAACATTCCTGCGCGCAAATCCAGCGAGCCGGAGCGGATGGCAAGGCGCATGTTGTGAGTTGCCAATCAGCGCTGGAACAACTGACTGTCTTGGTTATGTCGGCTACAACAGCCGAGACCGTTGATGCAATCAACTGGCCATTAATTTAAAAGTCTGGTGAGGTATAAAACCTCACCAGATCTAGCGCTAGCCTAAACCAAGTTCGCAATCTGCCTTCAAACCGCAAAAATTACGGATTCGTCACCGTGTGTTGTGCTGTGGCCAAAGTAAATTTTGTAGTCATCTCTTATGCCTTTCAGGAATCTTGGTACTTCGTAGAAATCCGAAAGGTTGTGATAGACGCAAATTGCCATCTTTGGCTTGAAGCGTTCAATTGTTGCAGCAGCGCCTTTGAGAGCTTCGATCTCTGCCCCCTCAATGTCCATCTTTATGAGGTTAACCTTTGGGAGGCCGCTTGCTGCTACGAAATCATCTAGCTTTATGGATTGAACTTTTTCTGCCCCTTCAATTTCGGCAAAATGCACTTGCGTTGCAGGGCCTTTGCCGGTGATTGACATGGTCAGATCTGACTGCGAATAAACCGGCCGCTCTATGAGGCAAACTCTTGTGAGCAAGTTAATATTCGCGTGGACATTGGATCTGTAAACTGCGGCATTCTCTGGCATGAATTCAAAAGAATAAACCCTGCCTTCTGGCCCGACATCATGAGCAAAATTTAGCGTTGTACCGCCGTAACAGGCACCACAATCAAGAACATAGTCACCGGGTTCCGCCGTAAAGACTTTATGATATCCACGGTATGAATATTGCGGATAAACGAATTCGTTGAACACTCCAAATGCATCGCTGAATATGTCAATATCTTTTCCGATAGAGCGGAGATGAAAGCGCGTCATCCCTTTGTCTTTGACGTGTTGAGGAACGTCTGTATTGGACGAGAGTTCTTCTAATTCATTAATTGTCCGAAAAAATTCTTCATTATGCAGAGGGAGTCGAACGTAATTCCAGCCAAGTGCACGATAGGCAACAACTGCTACAAGTAGTTGACGTGAATCCTTGTCGGATAGCGTCTCATATAGCCACTCCCATTTGTCGATATTGGGGGTTACCATGTCTGTAGCGTATTTTTTTAATGCCCTCTTGTCGCCAATAACCTCGTCATGGTGCCTGTAAGGCTCTGGATCCATACCAGCAATTTTTCTCGGGTCTGTTTCGCCTCGTGGATTTGAAAGCGCGTCGTCTACAAAAAAAGTGTAATCTTCAAAAAATGGGTTACGGCCATTGGCTCTGACTGTGTTTGCATGAAAATTAGTCTCATATACCCGATGCGGATTTCGCATAACCTTTGTGTCCCCGACTAAACGAATTCTATCTGTTTTAGTCGTACAACACATAGAGAAGCTGCCACAACTCATTAATTGGTCATAGGACCATGAATGTTTTGTGGCGAGGCAGCTTTAAGCCGCTTGGGCTTTCGCGCTCACGCTCACACGCAAGCCAAGAGCATTCATAACGCCAAGCAATGTGGACAATTTGGGGTCGCCCTTTTCACTGAGCGCCTTATACAGCGCTTCGCGTGTGATGCCGGACTGCGCTGCAACGCTTGTCATACCTTTGGCGCGAGCAATATTGCCAAGAGCGACGGCGATCACTTTGGGTTCGCCGTCCTCAAATGCCGCCTCAAGATAGGCGGCAATGGCTTCATCACTGGTCAGAAATTCTGTTGCATCCCATGCTGTGGTTTCAATGGCCATTCTAGACCTCCTTTGCTGCATCTATGGCTAACTTGATGTCTTTGCTCTGTGTGCTCTTATCGCCACCGCTCAAAAGGATGATAATTTCCTTGCCGCGCTGCACGAAGTAAATCCGGTATCCGGGGCCGTAGTCGATGCGCATCTCACCAATGCCATCAAAGAACTTTGTATCGCCCAACAGGCCAAGTTGCAGCCTGTCAATTCTTGTCTGGATACGAGCCTGCGCCCGAATGTCTCGCAGAGACTTGAACCACTTTAGAAACACATCTGTTTTGCGAACTTCGATCATGTGTAGCCTATAGTTCACATACGGCGATATGTCAATAAAAATGTGAACTGTAGATTACGTTTTTATATGTGAGGCCTGTCAAGCCACTGGCTTCTATCGGGCTGGCATGATCGTCAACCAACGACCAACAGAAAAATCAGGAGCCTTTTATGCTCGTTAATAATTGGCGGCAGGTGCTTAAGCGCGCTTGGTCCGTTCGCCTTCTCGTGGCTGCCGGTTTCTTTTCCGGCGCTGAGGTCTTTCTTCCGCTGATCGACGGCTATGTCGATATGCCCCGCGGCCTGTTCGCGGCCATGTCTGGCTTTGCCACGGCTGCGGCCTTCGTTTCTCGGTTTCTTGTTCAAAAGGATTTATCTGATGCCGATTAATAAGCTTAAAGTCAGCAAGCGCGCCAAAACGGCGATTGCGGCAATTGTTTTTGCCGCTGGTGCAGGCGGCACGCTGGCGCTCTTTCCGGGTCAAAAGCCGGTGCCAGACGATGTTGCTTTGGCCGTTAAAGTGCTGGTGCAGCCGTGGGAGGGTCGCAGCCTCAAGGCGTATTATGACACACTGCCAACCAAGCCAGTCTGGACCATTTGCGATGGTGATACGGATAACGTCAAGGCTGGCATGGTCGAAACGCCAGAAGGCTGTGATCGGCGGTTGGCAACCAAGATCGTGCGCGATTATCGAGCGCCGCTGACAAAGTGCATTTCTGGATGGGATGGCAAGCCGCTGGCGTGGCGGGCGATGATGGTCAGCTTGGCATGGAATATCGGCCCCGGTGCTGCCTGTAAATCGACAGCCGCACGGCTGGGGCGCGAGGGCAAGTATCTGGACAGCTGCAATGCTGCCACGGCTTTCAATAAGGCCGGTGGTCGCGTCATCATCGGGCTTGTTAAGCGGCGCGAAAATGGTGACGTAAATCGGATCGGGGAAGGCGAATTGTGCGTCTCTGGTGTGCAATGAGCCTTCTCTCTTTTGTCTTGAGCTTTGGCACCAGTTTTCTCAAATGGCTGAAAACATTTCTGGCTGATCTGTATGACATGATCGGCATTGGTGGCTTTCTGCTGTTGGCGCTTCTGGTGTTCGAGGAGGGCGTGCCCTTCCTCGGAATCAATGGCCGGGTTGCCAATCATGCGAGTGCGCAAGTTGAGGCCGCAAAGGCGGGCTTGGTGGCGCAAGCCGATCTGGATGCAGCCAATGCCAAGCTGGCGGCTATGCAATTGCGGGCACAACAGGCTGAGGCGTTGGCAGATCAGGCCCGCGCTACCGGCGAAAAAATCACACAAAATGAAGGGCAAGGTAATGATGCGCTTAAGGCATCGGTTGAGGCTGATCATCGCGCTGATGGCGCTCGGTGGGCTGCCTCTGACATTGAGTGGATGTGTAACGAGCGCCGACGCCTCGGCCTCGATGGCGCGTGCGGCGGCAATCAAAGCGGTCGCTGAAACGCCAGTGACATTGCCGCCATGGCCTGACTGGTGCCGCCAGCATGTGCGGCGAGTTGTGCCGGTGGCTGGTGGATCGGCTGCGCATGACCTATTGGCATTGGAGGTGAGTGCCAGTCAGCAGGATGCGCGCACCGACGCTTGCGCGGAAATCTATGATAAGCGCCGGGCTGAATATGGAGGTGCGGCGAATGGCACCGGACATTGACGCAAGCGTGCATCGCCAGCTCGGTGAGTTGGTGGCTGGTTTGCGGGGCTTGAAAGACGACATTCAGGAAATCAGAGACGCGCAATTGCGCTCTGAGGACAAATCCACCCAAAGCCGTGCCGTTGTGCATCGGCGAATGGATGAGATGGTGTCTCGCGTGGGCACACTGGAACGGCACATCACCAACGTGCAGACCGATGTGGCAGACATGAAGCCGGTCACCAATGACGTGAAGCGCTGGAAGCTGATGGGCATTGGTGCTCTTGGCATGATTGGCATCGGCGGTATCGCGCTCGGCGTCAGCTTTGCCGATGTGCTCAAACGGGTTGGCGCTCTACTGATTGGAAGAATCTAATCCAAAACAGACAAGGCCGGAAGATCACTCTTCCGGCCTTTTTACGATGCCCGGCAACGGGTGGTCGCAGCCTCACGGCTGCAACGGCGGGCCTTGATTGGACCTCAGTCCCGCCCGGCAATCCCGAAAGATCATCGCCACACCCGTGGCCTGCGCAGGCGCGGGCGGTTTGGCAGAAAAAGTGATCTGACACAATGCAAGAAATGTTTTCCTTCACGGCTGTTCGGCCCGTGTCGCCGCCAGCGGCTTATCTGGGCGGCAAACGGCAACTGGCCGAACGCCTCGCATCCATCATCGAACAAATCCCGCACACGCTCTATGCTGAACCTTTTGTGGGTATGGGTGGCGTATTTTTCCGTCGCAAACTGATTCCTAGATCCGAGGTTATCAATGATCGCTCTGGCGATGTGGCAACGCTGTTTCGCGTGCTTCAGCGCCACTATCCTTACTTCATGGATCTGATGAAATTTCACATCACCTCGCGCCGCGAGTTTGAGCGACTTGTGGCAACTGATCCTGTAACGCTCACTGATCTGGACCGGGCGGCGCGGTTTCTCTATCTACAACGGCTATCGTTTGGAGGCAAAGTGGTAGGCCGAAGCTTTGGCGTGGATACCACGGGTCCAGCTCGGTTCAATATCTCCCGGCTGAGTGTGATCCTTGAAGAGGTCCACGAACGCCTCTCCGGCGTGGTCATTGAAAACCTTGACTGGCAAGATTTCGTCAATCGATATGATCGCCCCGCAACACTGTTTTACCTTGATCCGCCGTATTGCGGAAATGAAGGCGACTATGGCAAGGACGCCTTCAGCCGGGACCAATTTACGGAAATGGCAGAACGTCTGAAATCCATCAAAGGTAGGTTCATGATTTCGCTCAATGATTGCGAACCTGTACGCGAAATTTTCCAAGATTTTCAATTCGTCACCGTTGGCTTGACGTACTCAGTGCGCGGTGGCGCGGGTAAAGAGGTGGGCGAGGTGATTATTATGGATACTAAGGGCGATGTGGAAAATTTACCCGTAGCGTGAATTTTACATGAAAAGCTCTGCCTGGATATTCAGGCGGAGCCTCCATTCTTTTCAAGCCATTCCTCAAGCGCCTGCTGAACCATGTCGCGCAAACTGAGTTTCTTGTCGATACCTGCGATTTTCAGGCGTCGGATAATATCCTCTGGTTGGTGCGTATTCAGCACAACGCGCTTTTCTGCGCTTTGTTCATGACGAACTTGACGTTGTTGCGATCCTTTGAGTGCGGTCGAAAAAGGATTGCTCAT